GCTTGGATTGGTATGATAGCCAGAACACTACTTATCACACACTGGCTGAAACAGTAGACCTTGAAGCAAACTCATTGCTTCAGATTAACAATGGACCTTTTTGGTTATACAAGAATGATGCACTACGTGGGCTTGCAAGTGCCAATAGTGCAGTTACAGTTGTTGTAAAGATTAAAGAGTTCTATATGCCCCAGAGGAGTTAAAGGAGATGCCACTTACCGCTAAAGGACAAAAGATTAAATCTGCTATGACCAAGAAGTATGGGGAGAAAAAAGGTGAAGACATCTTCTACGCATCAGCCCAAAAAGGAACAATTGAAGGAGTGGCGAAAGGCAAAAAACTTGCGAAAGGTGGGGCAGTTAGAAAAACTAGCAAACCGAAGAAGTCTAAAACGAAGAGCAAAAGTAGAGTTAATGAAGCTGGCAACTACACTAAACCCGCAATGAGAAAAAGATTATTTGAAAAGATTAAAGCTGGCAGCAAGGGCGGTAAGCCCGGACAGTGGTCAGCACGTAAGGCACAGATGTTAGCACGTGAGTATAAAGCAGCAGGGGGCGGCTACAAATGATATGCAACACGTTTTCCTGCTATTGGTATATCTAGGTACAGGAGATACCAGACAACTTATCAGCAATGATATGTACTTTAAAGATATTACGGAGTGTAATTACTTTGCATCTGAATTAGCAAAGAGATATGGGAACTACAGATATTACTCTTACCTAGACCCCAAAGATAGAGTAACAGCATATTGTGTACCCAAATACGTTAACCCCAACAACGTAAGGATATATTAAATGGACCCCATATCCGCAATGGCGACAGCCTCTGCAGCGTTTAATGTTATCAAAAAAGGATTTGCCGTAGGGCGTGACATTGAACAGATGGCTGGTGACTTGGGTCGCTGGATGGGTGCGCTGTCAGACATTGAACAGGCAGAGAAAGAAGCAAAGAACCCACCCATATTTAAGAAGCTATTTGCTGGCAAGAGTATTGAACAAGAGGCAATGGAAGCCTTTGCTGCAAAAAAGAAAGCACAGCAGCAGCGAGATGAACTTAAACAGTGGCTGCAGTTTACTGTAGGCTCAAGGGCTTGGGATGAACTGCTGCAGATGGAAGGGCAGATTCGCAAGCAAAGACAAGAAACACTTTACAGACAAAGAGAACGCAGACAAAAGTTTCTGGAAATAGTTGTTCTGTCCATAGCGATGATTATAGGTATTGGCATACTAGGTGTTATTATATATGCCGGAATGAAAAATAGAGGAATGATTTAATGGCACTTAAAGGTCCACAGAAAAGCCTCAAAGCATGGACAAAACAGAAGTGGCGCACAAAAAGTGGCAAGCCCTCTGGACAGACAGGTGAAAGATATTTACCTGAAAAAGCAATAAAGTCCTTGACAAGCGCAGAATACTCTGCTACAACTAGGGCAAAGAGAGAAGGCACACGTGCAGGAAAACAATTTGTACGACAGCCGAAGCGAATTGCAAAGAAGACTGCACAGTTTCGCAGAGGCATGTAACATAAAGTTATTACGTGAAGAGTTTCCTGATTGGGAAACACGAGTAGAGATACTCAAATATGAGATAGGACAGAGATATGCTGCAAGCATTAATCGGACCAGTGACGGGTCTACTTGATAAGTTTATTGAAGACAAAGACCAGAAAGCACAACTAGCACATGACCTTGCTACTATGGCACAACGCCATGCACAAGAATTAGCGCAAGGGCAATTGGAAATAAATAAAGCTGAAGCCCAGCACCGTAACATCTTTGTTGCAGGTTGGCGACCCTTTATTGGTTGGACGTGTGGCGTTGCGTTGGCATGGCACTTTGTCATTTCTCCGTTTGTTATCTTTGGTGCAGCAATGGCTGGTGTAGAATTACCTGAATTGCCAGAATTTGATATGGGCAGTTTAATGACGGTACTGATGGGCATGTTAGGACTTGGTGGCTTGAGAACATTTGAAAAGGCTAAAGGTTTAACCAAGTGAGTGCTAAACAAATACTAGAATGGAAGATACTTCCAAGAGCAATGATGGCAATAATGACTCTGATGAGTTGGCGTTGTGCAGAATGGTTTATGAACTTGGAAGACCCAACAGCAGCACAGTCAGCCTTTGTAAGCGTTGTAATGGGTGCTATGACAGGTGCGTTTGGTATCTGGATGGGCGGCGAAAATAAAAAGTTATAACACATGAAATATAATAGAAATACATTTTTGCAAAAACTTGTAGAACATGAAGGCATGGTATTGCAGGTTTATAAAGATTCACTAGGAATTGACACGATAGGTGTTGGTAGGAACCTACAAGACCGTGGCATCAGTAAGGAAGAACTAGATGAACTAGACATTCCCACTATTGACCATGTATATGAATATGGTATTACTGAAGCTGATGCTATGGCTTTAGCAGAGAATGACGTTCAGATTGTCGAGAATGAACTGTTAGTAGCGCACCCTTGCGTTGACAGGTTAGACGCTGTACGTCAACTTGTACTCATGGACATGGCATTTAATATGGGTGTGCCTCGTTTGTGTAAGTTTAAAAAGATGTGGGCTGCTATACATGATAATAATTTTACAGTTGCATCAAAAGAAATGCTTGACAGCAGGTGGGCAAGTCAGGTAAAATCACGTAGTACAAAATTAGCACACGCAATGTATTCAGGAGAAATATAATATGTTTCCCTACACAGAAGAAGAGAGAAAATGGCTAGACAGTTAAATGAACGCCAGCAAAAGTTTCTGGACGTACTCTTTGAAGAGGCAGGTGGTGATGTTGTTGCCGCAAAGAAACTGGCTGGCTATGCAGAATCATCTTCAACAACTGAAATTGTTCGTGGCTTGAAAGAAGAGATTCTTGAAGCCACACAAATGTACATGGCGCGTAATGCACCAAAAGCTGCACTTGCTATGGCAGGTGCGCTATATGACCCAACTGAACTTGGCATTCGTGATAAGATGGCTGCTGCAAAAGAATTACTTGACCGTACTGGTTTAATTAAAACAGAAAAGGTACAGGTAGAAGCAAGCGGCGGTGTTATGCTTATGCCACCTAAAGCAACAGTAGAAGAGGATGATGACTAATGGGAAGTAAAAATGAAAGAGATACATTTGCTGGTAAAAAAGCTGACCACATAAAATTAGCTAGAGAAATGGGTTTTTCCGAAAAAGAAATAGAAAGAATATTTGGTCCACTTCCTAAATCTTTGAAAAAAATGAATACAGGTGGTTTGGTTACAAAAAATTACGTTAATCCTGTAACTGTTGTAGACAATCGTAAAAGAAAATGACACGCAGTATAGGCAAATGGAAACTTCCACAGCCAACAGATATTAAAGAAGAAGATGAATGGGTACAGATACCACGTATAGCACGGACTGTACCATTTGGTTATAAGCAAAACGAAGATGACCCCGACATACTTGACCCCATCAAAACTGAATTAGATTTATTGGAAAAGGCCAGACAGCACGTTAATCAATACTCATATCGTGAAGTAGCAAATTGGTTAAGCGCACAGACTGGCAGATACATATCTCACGTGGGATTAAGGAAACGGTTACAACATGAGCGACAGCGTAAGAACCAAGCTGCAAGCCTCCGCAAGTGGGCAAGTTATGCGCAAACGGCAATCGCCAAAGCGCAAGCCCTCGAAGAAGAAAGAACAGGCGCAACAAAAGCCAACGGTTGAAGTTAAAGAGGTTTCACGTGAATACGATAGCACCGCTATAGAAGAAACTGCTAACGTACTCTTTAAACCAAACCCCGGCCCACAAACAGATTTTCTTGCCGCATCGGAACGTGAAGTTCTCTACGGCGGCAGTGCAGGGGGCGGTAAGTCATACGCCATGCTTGCTGACCCACTGCGTTATATGGGGCATCCTGCTTTCAGTGGATTGCTACTCCGACACACAACAGAGGAGTTGCGAGAACTGATATTTAAATCGCAGGAATTGTATCCAAAAATCTGGCCCGGTATTAAGTGGTCAGAAAGAAAGATGCAGTGGACCGCGCCATCTGGCGCAAGGTTGTGGATGTCATACCTCGACAGAGATGATGATGTCTTGCGTTATCAGGGTCTAGCATTTAGCTGGATAGGCTTTGACGAACTGACACAATGGGCCACACCATATGCATGGAATTACATGCGAAGTCGTCTACGGTCCACTGCCCCTGATTTGCCCATCTTTATGAGGGCAACCACCAACCCCGGTGGTAGGGGGCATCATTGGGTTAAGAAGATGTTTATTGACCCAGCACCTTACAACAAAGCATTCGATGCAACGGATGTCGAAACTGGAGAAGTCTTACGGTATCCAGCTGGACATGAAAAAGCTGGTAAGCCTCTTTTCAAAAGGAGATTTATCCCTGCTCGTTTGTCTGATAACCCATACCTGTCAAGTGCAGGTGATTATGAAGCGATGCTTCTCTCACTCCCTGAACAGCAACGAAGGCAGCTGTTAGAGGGCGATTGGGACATTAAAGAAGGTGCAGCCTTTACAGAGTTTAATCGTGATATTCACGTTGTTGAGCCTTTCTCCATTCCTCATAATTGGGTTAAGTTTAGGGCTTGCGATTATGGTTATGGCAGCTATAGTGGCGTTTTGTGGTTTGCTGTCGCTCCTTCTGAACAACTTATTATTTATCGTGAACATTACGTTTCAAAAGTACTGGCAACAGATTTGGCAGACCAAATACTTGAACTCGAATCGGGCGATGGTAACATTAAGTATGGTGTTCTTGACAGTTCTCTTTGGCATAAGCGTGGGGATACTGGTCCTAGCCTCGCTGAACAAATGATTATGAAGGGTTGTCGTTGGCGACCGTCAGATAGAAGTCGTGGTAGTCGTGTTGCAGGTAAGAATGAAATACACCGTAGACTACAGATAGATGAATATACAGAGGAACCTAGACTTGTTTTCTTTAATAGTTGCACGAACATTATCTCCCAATTACCAGCGTTACCAATCGACAAGAAAAACCCAGAAGATATTGATACAACGTCTGAAGACCACTTGTATGACGCTCTTCGGTATGGTATAATGTCAAGACCACGGTTTAGTATATTTGATTATGACCCAATGGGTAGACCCGGTGGCGGTATGCGAGCAGCAGACGCAACCTTTGGATATTAAGGAACTTTCATATGGCTGAAGATGACAACATTATGATAGAAGATGATGCTATTTCTCTTGAAGATACAGAAGATAGTAATGTAGAAGATGTAGACGTTTCTAATATCATTGGCTTTATTCAAGAACGATATTCTCGTGCAGAAGACTATCGCTATCAAGATGAAGAGCGTTGGCTTAAAGCCTATCGTAATTATCGTGGCTTGTATGGTCCAGACGTACAGTTTACTGAAACTGAAAAGTCTCGTGTCTTTATTAAGATTACAAAAACAAAAACACTTGCAGCATATGGGCAGATTGTAGATGTATTATTTGCAAATAATAAATTTCCGTTATCCATTGAACCTACTGAACTTCCTGAAGGTGTAGTTGAAGATGTACACTTTGACCCACAAGAACCACCGCAGTTAGCTGGTCAACAACAACAAGAATTAGAAAGTCCTTATGGTTTTGCTGGCGATGGGCAAGAACTACCACCCGGTGCTACAGCAAAAACACTTATGGATAAGTTGGGTGTACTTCATGATAAACTTATGCCTATTGAAGATAAGTTGCGTGAAGGTGTAGGTAAAACGCCTACTGCTGTTACATTTAGCCCAGCAATGATTGCAGCTAAAAAGATGCAAAAGAAAATACATGACCAGCTTGAAGAGTCAGGTGCAAATAAACATTTACGCAACACCGCTTTTGAAATGTCTTTGTTTGGCACAGGCGTAATTAAAGGTCCATTTGCTATTGACAAAGAATATCCTAATTGGAATGAGGATGGTGAATACGAACCTGTATTTAAAACAGTGCCTGAAATTAGTCACGTATCTGTGTGGGATTTTTATCCAGACCCAGACGCAAACAATATGGATGAAGCACAGTTTGTTATTCAACGGCACAAAATGTCCCGTTCTCAATTACGCAATCTAAAGAAACGCCCATACTTTCGTGATGCAGTTATTGATGAAGCCATTCGCATGGGTGAAAATTACACCAAGAAATATTGGGAAGATGATTTGTCTGACTATGCACCAGAGCATGGCGTAGACCGCTTTGAAGTTCTTGAGTATTGGGGCATGGTAGATGTAGAAATGCTCCTTGACCAGAGTGTTGAAATACCAAAAGAACTGCAGGACTTCGATGAGTTGCAAGCAAACGTATGGATTTGTAATGGTAAATTAATTCGTATGGTATTAAATCCGTTTAAGCCAGCACGTATTCCTTATCATGCTGCGCCATATGAATTGAATCCATATTCATTTTTTGGCATTGGTATTGCTGAAAACATGGATGATACGCAGACACTAATGAATGGCTTTATGCGTATGGCTGTAGATAATGCTGTATTGTCAGGTAACTTGCTTATTGAGATTGATGAAACAAATCTAGTGCCGGGACAGGACTTGTCTGTATATCCGGGCAAAGTATTTCGTAGGCAAGGTGGCGCACCGGGACAGGCTATCTTTGGCACAAAATACCCTAACGTGTCTAGTGAAAACATGATGATGTTTGATAAGGCTCGTGTACTGGCAGATGAAAGCACAGGCTTCCCATCATTTGCACATGGACAAACTGGTGTATCAGGTGTAGGACGTACTGCTAGTGGTATCTCTATGCTAATGAACGCTGCTGCTGGCGGCACAAAGAATGTTATTAAGAATGTAGATGATTATTTGCTTCGCCCATTAGGTGAAGGTTTCTTCCGCTTTAATATGCAGTTTGATTTTGACCCGTCTATTAAAGGCGACTTGGAAGTAAAGGCACGTGGTACAGAAAGCCTAATGGCAAATGAAGTACGTAGCCAGCGTTTGATGCAATTCTTGCAAGTAGCAAGTAATCCTGCTCTTGCTCCATTTGCAAAGTTCCCATACATTGTAAGGGAGATTGCAAAGTCAATGGACCTT